GGTACCCAACCCGCATATACGCGCCATAGAAGACGCATACGCGGAGCTTTTGGTGCATGAGCGTGAGCTGGGGCTGACGCCGGCGGCCATGCGAAAGCTGGGCGAAGCAAGCGCCGCAGCGCCGAAAAAAAGCCCGCTGGAGGCGGCGCTTGAGAAGCTGACCAGCGGATGATGAAAGGCAAGTACGCGGCGGAGGTACTGGCCTATGCCAACGGGTTAACGGATGGCAGCATACTGGCCAACAAGGAACGCCAACAGGCGGGTGCGCGGTTCCTGGACATGGTAAACAGCGGGAAGTATGACATCCGCACCAAAGACGCCGATCTGGTGATCGGGATCATCGAAACGACGTTCTGTCACAGGCAGGGCGAAACGCTGGAGGGTTTGCCTTTGAGGGGCAAGCCTTTTTTGCTGGAGCCGTGGGAAAAGTTCTGCTTTTACGCGATGCTGATCTTCTGGTACCCCGGTACGCAGGAGCGCGTGGTGAAAGAGGCGTTTATCTTTCTGCCGCGCAAGAACGGCAAAACGCTGCTGGTATCAGCCGGCGCGTTTGGCCTGGCCATTATGGAAGCCCGCAGCGGCGCGGTTGTGTACGTTGTAGGCGCGGCGCTGAAACAGGCAAAGGAAACCTTCAGCAACTGGAAGTACAACATCGAAAACACGATGTATTCCAGCCAGAAGGAAGCCAAGGCCGCAGGATGGCGTATAGCTGATAACAGCTTTGAACACAGCATACGGCATGAGAATTTTGCAGGCGGCAGCATAGCGCTCAACGCCCTGGCGGCCAACCCGGACGCGCAGGACTCACTGAACGCAAACATCATCATTGCCGATGAGCTGCACGCCTACAAGACGCCGAAACAGTACAACATCCTCAAAGAAGCCACCAAAGCATACACCAATAAGCTGGTGATCGGCATATCCACAGCCGGCGATGACGGCACCAGCTTCTGCGCGCAGAGGCTGAAATACTGCCGGGGCGTGCTGGACGGCATTTTTGAGAATGAAAACCTGTTTATTTTCATCTGCTGCGCAGAGCAGGATGAGCGCGGAAACGTGGACTACCTGAGCGCGGAGCAGCACGAAAAGGCCAACCCCAACTATGGCATCACCATCCGGCCGAAGGACATCATGAACGACGCCATGCAGGCCAAGGATGACCCGCAGCAGCGCAAAGACTTTTTTGCAAAGAGCCTGAACATCTTTACGGCACAGGTAAAAGCATACTTTGACGTTGAGAAATTCCGCGCAAGCAACCGCGAGGCGGAGGCGGTGCTGGGGATTGATGCAAGCTGGCCGCGCAGGAAAAAGCTGGACCATCTGGCGGGGCTGCCCATCAAGTGGTATGGCGGCGCCGACCTTTCCAAAATGCACGACCTGACGGCTGCCGCCATGCACGGAAGCTACAAGGGCATTGACATATGCATCAGCCATGCATGGTTCCCGGTGGTGGCTGCTGCGGAAAAGGCGGACAAGGACAGCATACCGCTGTTTGGCTGGATGGATGACGGGATCCTGGACATGTGCAACGCACCCACAAACGACCATCAGGCGGTGGTCAACTGGTTTGTGAACATGCGAAAACGCGGATTTAAATTCCGAGAGATCGGCCATGACCGAAAATTCTGCGACGAGTATTTCCGTGGAATGAAAAAGGCGGGGTTCCGGTGCGTAGACCAGCCGCAGTACCACTGGAAAAAGAGCCAGGGCTTCCGCAGGATTGAGCAAAAAATGCTCAATGCCCAGTTCTACTATCTGGGCAGCGACGCCTATGAGTATTGCGTGCAGAACGTGTTTGCCATGGAAAAAACGGACGATATGATCCAGTACAGCAAAATCGAAGAAAACCACCGCATCGACATCTTTGATGCCGATGTTTTTGCATGCGTCCGCATGATCGAGGACGCGGAAAAACAGGAGAAAGCAGAGGAGTGGAGACAATGAGCAATGCGCCTCAGAAAAACAAAACCAAAGCGAGGGACGCTCCCAAACAAAACGGCGTGGGCTATGTGATCAGCAGCGGCATGTGGGAAGAGCTTTTCTGCAGCGGATACAAGCCGCTGACCAGCTGCCCGGAAGTGCAGATGGCCATAGGCGTATATGAGGACCTGATCGCAAACATGACCATCCAGCTGATGCAGAACACCGACATTGGCGATGTGCGCATCAAAAACGGCCTGAGCCGCAAGCTGGACATTGAACCGCAGCGGAACATGACACACCAGACATTCATGAGCAATCTGGTGCGGGTGATGCTGACGGAAGGCAACCAGGTGACGGTGCCTATCTACACCCGCGATGGACTGCTGGATGAACTGAGGCCGCTGCCGCCGCAGAGCGTGAGCTTTGTGCCGGATGGCGACAGCTACAAAGTGCTGTACAACGGCCGCACCTTTGCGCCCGATGAAGTGCTGCACTTTCCCGTGAACCCGGATCCCAGCATGCCGTGGATTGGCAAAGGGTACGGCGTGGCGCTGAGGGACGTGGTGGACAGCCTGAGACAGGCGACAACCACCAAAAACGCCCTGATGAAAAGCCCTGCGCCCAACCTGATCATCAAGATCGACGGCCTGATGGAAGAGCTGCAGACCAAGGAAGGACGCGAACGCGCCCGCCAGCAGTATGTAAGCGACAGCGAGACGGGCAAGCCCTGGCTGATCCCGGCGGAGGCGATGGAGATTGAACAGATCAAACCGCTGACGCTGAACGATCTGGCCATCAAAACCAACCTGGAACTGGATAAACGAAGCGCGGCGGCCATATTGGGCGTGCCGGCTTTTTTGGTTGGCGTGGGCGAATTTAACGAAAAAGAGTTCAACTGGTTTGTTGCCACCAGGGTGATGGCTTTTGCAAGGATCATCGAGCAGGAGCTGACGCGCAAGCTGCTTTATTCGCCGGACATGTATTTCCGGCTGAATAACCGCAGCCTGCTCAACTACAACATTGCCGAAGTGGTGAACGCCGGCAAGGAAATGGTGGACCGCATCGCCATGCGCCGCAATGAGTGGCGTGACTGGCTGGGCCTGCCGCCTGATCCTGAAATGGATGAACTGCTGGCGCTGGAAAACTACATTCCCGCAAACAAACTGGGAGAACAGAAAAAGCTGGATGGAAACGGAGGTGAGAGCGATGGAAAAGAGAGCTGAAATGCTGCACCGAGGCTTTCACCGTTCTGAGTTCCGCGCGGCGGAGGACAGCGGCAAACGCTACATTGAGGGCTACTTTGCCGTGTTTGGCGACGTGTACCAGCTGTTTGAGGGCGCCACCGAAAGCATTGACAAAGGCGCATTTGACGGAGCACTGGATGGCGACATCCGCGCAATGATCAACCACGAAACGCGCCTGGTGCTGGGGCGCACCAAAGCCAAAACGCTGGAGCTGCGCGTGGATGACCACGGCCTGTGGGGCCGCGTGGAGATCAACCCCGATGACACGGACGCCATGAACCTGTACGCCCGAGTACAGCGCGGAGACGTTGACCAGTGCAGCTTTGGGTTTGAGATTCTGGAAGAGAAAACCACCGTGGACGACGCCACCGGCGCAGTGCACTGGACCATCCTGCGCGTAAAGCTGTGGGAAGTAAGCGTGGTAACCTTCCCGGCCTACGAACAGACCAGCGTGAGCGCACGCATGAACGAGTACACCAAGATCAAGAGCCGCCAGGTGGACGCCTGGCGCGCAAAGCAGAAGGAGAGGATCAAGAAATGTCTGTGCTGAGACAGCTTGTACTGAGCAAGACCATCGAACGGCACCGTGCGGAGATCGCGGAGCTGGACAAGCAGCAGGAGGGCTTTAACGAGCGCCGTGCTGCTCTGAATACGCGCGGCGAAGAGCTGGCCGCCGCGTTGGAAGAAGTGACCCCCGAAACCCCGGAAGAAGAGCGCCAGGCCGTGGAGGATGAGGTGACCCAGCACGAAAACGACGTGCAGGCCCTGACCGATGAGGAAAACGACGTGGCCGCCAAGCGCGCCGGACTGGAAGAGAAGATCAGCCAGCTGCAGGCGGAGCTGGACGAACTGG